ATAAACGGAGCACGGCCTCTTCTGATATTCTCATAGTTAAGAACAAACAAAGGCTTTAGCCCTGTCTCTTTTAACTCTCTTTCCCAAGAAGGGATGACTGCTTTAGGGCAGATGACAGCAACGTCACCACCTAAGTTTCTAGATAGGTGTGCAGCTACTACAGTTTTACCTGTGCCTACAGCACTACTGTCTATGGTGTTTATATTCTCTACTTGTCGTGATAAGAAAAAATCACACGCTTCTTTTTGTCGTTCGAATAAGGTCTTCATTTCCTCCACCGATACATTACAGAACGATTCTTGTCTAGAGAAAAAAATTGAACAGGGAGTAAAGGTGGAAAAAAGCAAACACCTTTACTCCCCTAGTTAGGCAAAACCAAGTAAAAGCCTAACTTGGTTTAATATAGTACATATTCGATTTATGTACTAATCGATTTAGCTTTAATATATCTAGCAATAAGGAACGCATCGATCATGCCATCATGTGCTTTACTAGCTCTTTTACTCTTCTGCCAACATTCGTCAGGTGCTAGACACTCTGCTTTCCATAAGGCAGCTTGTTTGGTTTGGCCTTTAGGCACGTTACCTAACATAAACTTTTGCCACTTATGGACTGACACACAACAATGCTCCCACTGTCTACTCTCACAAACCCCCATAATTTTTCCAAAAGATATACCCATTGATCGTACAGCTTGCGAAGACTTAGCATGTTTCAATGGTTCCTCGACAGCGACTAAGAAGTCATCTGCACATTGTCCGAGATCCATTATCCACTCGTAAATTTTACGTGATTCAACTTCACGCTTACCTGCTCTATGAGTAGTAGGCATGATGGTTTTATCTATAACATCTCCCGTATGTTTTGATATGGCTACAATGCCTCCGTCTAAACCATTGTCTATACCTATGATCATATACCTTGAAGAGCTTTACGAGTTATGATTAACCCGTCGCCTTCTGCGGGTATGAAAACATCTACATTTTTTATAAGTAGTTGTAGGTAGTAGACTTCTTTAGCTGTCTTAGGTATAACTAAGTAGTAAGTGCCTACTAGTAAGTCACTTATAAAAGTAAAGTCTTTAGGAGGAATCTCTTTCCTTATTATAATAGTAGGATGCTCAATAACTTCCCTGTCGGGAAACATTTTTATATCGCTCTGTCTTCGAGAAAACATGGAGTACCTTCGCCAAAATTGTTTTGTAAGTACTCATACTCTAACCTATCATTTGCTTCTTTGGTAGATAAATTAAACTGTTTTTTTAAAACTGAGATAGTGATCTCTTTCGAGTAACAAGCGATAGGTGGACTACCGTATCTATCAACAGTTCCTATAAAGGCATCTTCAAGTCCCGCATATAATAATAAAGTGGACTCTGCGTCTTCTTCAGTCTTTGGTTTCTTCTGGTTCGACATCAATTATATCATCTTGGTTTGTTTTAATAGCACCCTTGCCTTTATCAGCACGGGCATTATTTAAAATACTTATATCGATCTGCATCTTGCCAACACCCCCGCCTTTCTTTTCGTTAAGCCCTAAGTTCCTTCTTATCATTTGATCTAATTGATCAAGCTCACGGATAGTTCTAGGCGGTCTTAGATTCTTCATAGAATCTCTAAGCAATCTCATACCTGCAGCAGCTACATATGTCTGATACTTTTCGGCAGGAGATGTCTGTGCTTCTGATATCTCAAGTATATCTTTCTCTTCTTCAGATCTTGCTTCTCTCTTTGCTATGTTAATTGCTTCTTTAGTTTTTTTATTAAGGTCATCGTCCAATGTTTCCTGTATTGGATCTGCACTCTGCTCTTTTTTAGTCTCTGGATTTGATCCATATGAGTCGTTCTTAGGGCCGAACCCTGCTTTTCTTAACCATCTACGTAGCGTAGACGTGGATATTCCTAGTTCATCAGCTATATTAGTTAACTTATAATCCTGTTTGTAGAGTTGTAATGCACGTTGTACATCTTCTCTATTTAGGAAATCTGAATTATTTTGTTTCTTAGGCAAAGCAATTAAAGATAATATTTTTATATAAAAATTCAAGTAATATGAGCAAGTCTGCTAAAGCATACGAACCACGTATAGATCCTAAAACAAAGAAGATGGATGTAGGTGGTATGATGATACCTCCTACAAATACGATCACTGCATTATTGTATGGGTTAGGTAACCATGATTCACATAGAGCGAAGGAGTATTACTTCTGGCGGTTATGCGACGAGATATGGAACGGGCCAGATAGACCAGAGCCTATGATGGTGAAACATCCTTGGGCTGAAGAGATGATCAGAGCAGTTATCCGTAACAAGTACATAGCTATAGGTGGTGCAGCTAATAGTGGTAAGTCTCATACGTTAGCTGCTTGGGGAATACTGAACTGGTTAGCTGCTCCAAGAGATACACTGATACTGCTGACATCGACAACACTACGAGAAGCACGTAAACGAATATGGGGTTCTGTTGTATCTTTGTTAATGGTGATAGAAGGAGCACCAATTAGAATACGAGATAGTATAGGTAATGCTGCATACGTTACGGAGAAAGGTAACTTGATAGAAAGAGCAGGTCTTTCTTTGATTGCTGCTGAGAAATCAAAAACAAAAGAAGCGATAGGTAAGTTCATTGGTATAAAGCAGAAGAGAGTAATGCTAATTGCTGACGAGCTTTCAGAAATATCGGAGGCTATCGTACAAGCAGGTCTAAGTAACTTATCTAAAAACGAAAGGTTTGAGATGATAGGGTTGAGCAACCCTAACTCTAGGTTTGATGCGTTTGGTGTATGGTCAACACCTAAAGATGGTTGGGATAGTGTAGACACAAACACAGATTATCAATGGAGAACTAAGTGGGGCGGTGAGTATGTACGCTTTGATGCTGAACGAAGCCCTAACGTAATTGCTAATGAAGTGATTTACCCTTGGCTACCTACAGTAGATAAGCTCAATGAGGACAAAGCATTACTAGGGCAAGAGTCTCGTGGATACTTTAGGATGTGTCGTGCTGTTTTCTTTGATGGTGATGAGGAAGATACTATCTACAATGAAGCAGAGCTATCACGTAGCGGTGCTATGAGTAAGATTGAGTGGAAGAATAAACCAATACCAATCGCAGGACTCGACCCTGCTTTTACTAATGGTGGTGACCGATGTATTCTATATACAGGTCATGTTGGATATGCAACTAATGGTCAGTTCGTGTGTCAGCTTGATGAAGCTATACACCTCAATGACGATGCCACCAACAAAGCGGTTCCACGAACTTATCAGATTGTTCGTCAGGTACGGAGCGAGTGCGAGAAGAGAGGCATAAAGCCAATGGATATCGCAGTAGACGCAACAGGGGCAGGTGCTCCATTTTGCGACGTACTCGCAGGAGAATGGAGCGATCAGATTCTTCGTGTTTCTTTTGGTGGTCGGGCATCGGATCGTAGAGTCTCTGCTAACTCTAAATACACAGGGACTGAATTGTATGTAAACAGAGTAACAGAACTATGGTTCGTTGGCAAAGAACTTTGTAGGACTAAGCAGTTGTTTGGAGTTACTGGTGAGTTAGCGCAGGAGATCACAGGCAGAAATTACGAAATGATCAAGGGCGGTACGCTAAGAATGAAGATTGAAAGTAAGGTTGAGCACAAAGCTAGGCTTGGAAAATCCCCTGACTTAGCTGACGCAGCCTTCTTATGTTTAGATCTAGCCCGCCAGAGACATAGTTTGATGGCGGTTGAGCCTATAGAAACAGGGAATTCGTTAGGTTATTCCAAACCAAGGAGGTCTATTAAGAGATTATCTAACATGTTAAGTACAGATACCTTGCACGGAACATAGCCCTGTTGACTTTTCATATAAAAAAACTAAATTTATAGGTAATATTTATTAAGATTGATATGGCAAAATATAGTGAATTAACTGAAGAACAGAAGAAACAGTTTGTTAATAAAATAGCTAAAGACTTAAACAAAGCGTTATACCAAACAGGAGAGAATAGACCGTCGGGAGG